ACCATCAAGACAAGAGCGCGGTTATGATTACAAGTGGCAGCAGTTATCAAAGCTCGCCCGCCAATTGCAACCATTTTGTTTGCGGTGCCATTCGCCTTATGACTTAACTGCGGATCACATAATTCCCCTGGCTCTTGGTGGCAAGTCAGAGTTGAGAAATATCCAAGTGCTTTGTCGCAAATGTAATTCATCAAAAGGTTAAAACATACAAAATTAAAATAACCCCCCGTGGCATATACGGGTATGGGTAAAAAGTCTAGGAAACAAGCGGGTAAAGCACCCCGCGTATTCCTTCTTGCACAGAGTAGCAAGATACAACCTATGGGGGTTTAATTCAAGTGAGTGTTGATTTGTAATGCCAGGGCCACAGCCAAAGCCAAATGAAGTCAAGCGTTTATTGGGTAACCCAAGCGGTAGAAAACTACCCGACAAAAAGAATTTAATTATGCTTCCACAAATATCAGGCGAACCGCCAACGCATTTGAGCAAAGTCCAAAAGCAAAAATGGTCAGAGATGCGCAGGCTCGCACCTTGGATTGCTGTGACCGATGAACACTTGCTGACCTCCTTGGTTGAGAAAATGGCAAGGCAAAAAGAAATCGCCAAGCAACTAAAGAAAAGCCAATTCGTTCTTTACACCGACAAGGGCTATGCCTATGCCAACCCTTTATTCGGAATGCTCTCAACAATAGAAACAGAGATTTTCAAATTGCTTTGCCAACTAGGACTCACACCTGTTGACCGAAGTAAAATGGGGGTTGCGGAAGTGAAAGCTCGAACTAAACTCGAAGAGCTCATTTCGCAAAATCAAAATGTCGCAAAGTAGTTGGCCACCGCGTTGGCTAACGCCAGTGCCACAGTCAGAACAAGACTTGGGCGATGGCGCTATCTACGCCAAATTCGCAGAGGCCGTCTGTCGAGTCACGAAAGATTCCGTAGCTTCTCCTGCCGGAAAACTTCTGCTCTTGAGAGATTGGCAAAAGCAACTTCTAAGCCACGCTCTTGCTCGCCGTGAAGATGGGCGATTTCGTCATAGAACTGCGCTTGTTGGAATGGCTCGTAAGAATGGCAAGTCAGCACTTGCAGCTTCAATGGGTCTTGCAGGTTTAACTCTTGGTGGCAATGGCTCTGAGATTTATTCTTGCGCAGCAGATAGAGATCAAGCACGAATCGTCTTTGGAACTGCCAAGCGAATGATTGAACTAGATGAAGAACTTTCATCAATGTTTACTCTCTACCGCGATGCAATAGAGTTCAAAGAGAAGGCGAGTGTTTATCGTGTCCTCTCTGCCGAGGCTTACACAAAAGAAGGACTCAACCCTTCACCGCTTGTTATCTTTGACGAAGTCCACGCGCAACCATCGTGGGATTTATGGAACACGCTATCCCTTGCCGGTGGCGCTCGTGCGGATTCTTTACTTTTCGGCATTACAACTGCGGGCGTTAAAAGTGACTCGCAAGGCCAAGACTCGCTCTGCTACTCGCTCTACCAATATGGGCAACAATTAGTTAAAAGCGAAAAGATTGACCCATCATTTTTCTTTGCTTGGTGGGAGCCGACAGCCGCCGATGCCGACCACAGAAAACCTGAAGTGTGGGCAGAGGCAAATCCTGGTCTTGGCGATATTGTTGACATTCAAGATTTTGAGTCGGCGGTATTGCGAACACCTGAAGCAGAATTTCGCACCAAAAGATGCAACACATTTGTAAGCACCACAACCGCTTGGCTTCCGCAAGGATCGTGGGAAGCTCTTATCTATGAAGGCAGACCACACATTCCTGGCGAAGATGTAGTCCTTGCCTTTGATGGTTCTTTCTCAAATGACTCAACTGCTTTAATCGCTTGGTATCTAGGTGGAGAGCGACCACATTGTTCGGTCATTGGATTATGGGAGAAGCCTGATAATGCAGAACAAGGTTGGTTTGTTCCTGTCGCAGAAGTCGAACAAGCGATTATCTCTACTGCAAGAAATAACAGAATTACTGTGCGGGAAATTGTTTTCGACCCCGCAAGATGGAACCGAACATTTATGGTTCTCGATGAAGAGGGATTGCCTGTTTTGGCTTACCCCAACTCAGCAGAGCGAATGGTTCCTGCCACAGCTAAATTCTATGAAGGTGTCATCAACCAATCATTCACTCACGATGGCAATGAGGGTCTTGCTAGACACATCGCAAACTGTGTCACAAAACAATCAAGTCGAGGTGTGATGGTGGCCAAGGCATCTGCAAGGCGCAAGGTCGATGCCGCAGTTGCAGCAATCTTTGGCTATGACCGCGCCACGCAACCGCCACCGCCGAAGCCGCCTGTGGCTCAATTCTTTTCGATACAAGTCTGAGAGGCAATATGAAGAAACTTGATTTGTCAATGCTTGTTGGTGTCGGTGGGTTAGCTATTGCCACGACAGGTCTTGCAATGTTCTCAGTTCCTCTCGCTCTTGTCTGCTTGGGGTCATTTCTAGTTTGGATAACGGAGAAGGCTAACTGATGGGAATATCAAAGCGCATTCGCATTCAAGGCGAGAAGCGACAGAATCAAAATTCGCAATATGTAGAACCAATCATTCCTGGTCGCCCTGCTTTTATGGCTCCGTCAGGAGTCGATGTCACACCTGATTCTGCAATCAGAATGTCAGCCGTTTATGCTTGTGTGCGTTTGCTTGGCGACACAATCTCATCGCTTCCTCTTGGCGCTTATGTGCGCAGAGGTCGCAACCGCATTTCTTACGCAGCCGTTTATGGCGAAACACCTGCTTGGGTCAATAGACCAAACCCTGAAGCCTCACGCATTGAGTTCTTTGAGCAGGTCTTGGCCTCACTCAATCTCCACGGCAACGCATACATCTTGACAGTGCGCGATCAGAACGATGAAGTCTTTGAGCTTTATTGCTTGAACCCAAATGAGGTTCGCATTCGCAGACTAGGGCCGAATGAGCCTTTGGTCTATGAGATAACAGTTCGTGAAGAAGGCGAAGTCAGAACTGAGATTCTTACAGGCAGAGAAATTCTACATATCCCAATGTTTAGACTTCCAGGATCGTATTATGGTCTAGGCCCTGTCGCAGCTTGTCGCCTTGCAATAGGTGGCGCAATGGCAGCAGAAACTTATGCTGCTGCCTACTTTGGCAACGCTGCCAACCCTGGCGGTGTCATTGAAGTTGCTGGCGAACTTACGCAAGAGCAAGCACAAGACATCAGCCGTGATTGGAACATAACTCACACAGGCCCTTATCGCGCAGGCAAGATTGGCATTCTTTCAGGCGGAGCAATTTTCAAACCTTTGACATTAAACGCCCAAGATGCACAGCTCCTAGACTCGCGGAGATTTGGGGTCGAGGAAATCGCAAGATTATTCCGTTGCCCTATTTCACTTCTTGGTCATCCTGTTGCTGGCGCAATGTCGTTTGCATCTGTTGAAGCGCAGAATCTTTCATTCGTTCAACACAGTTTGCGCCCTTTACTTGAGCGCCTAGAACAGAGCTTCTCTAATTTGTTGCCTGAGCCTGATGGATTTATCAAGTTCAACCTTGATGCTCTGCTTCGTGGCACAACAATTGAACGCTATGATGCTTACACAAAAGGACTACGCGAAGGTTTCTTATCTTTGAACGATGTTCGCTCTGTCGAAGACCTTGCACCAATAGGCGAGGCAGGCGATCAGTTCCGTGTTCCATTGCAGAACATTGATGCCTCTGATGCTAAGGATGTCGGCCTAAATCTACGCGCCGACATTGTGAGCAAGTTGGTTCAGGTTGGCTTTGACCCTGAAGAAGTCTTGAAGGCGGTTGAGATGGTTCCTATCGCACACACAGGCGTTCCAAGTTCACAACTTCAACCAATTTCACAGATTGACCCAAATGACCCTGCTGCTGCCTACGATGTCAGAGATGCTCGCAATAATGGAACTGTTGTCAATGTTCCTGAGCCTGTCGTCAATGTAGCAGCTCCAAATGTGAACATCGAGCCTGCAATGGTTATGCTCGAATCACCTGAAGTTCGCGTTGAAGCTCCAACTGTCAATGTTGCCTCACCAACAGTTGAAGTCACAAATCAAATTGACCGGCGCAAGGTTCGCAAGAAAGTTATCCGTGACTCAGAAGGTCGAATCTCTGAAGTCATTGAAGAGTTTATTGAGGGGGATGAATAATGGCGACAGGTCTTAGTTCTTATTTAGCAAACAAATTCCTTGATGCTGTTGCAAATGGCGTGTCCTTTTCAACTGCCAATGTTTACATCAAACTTCATACAGGCGAGCCAGGGGCGAATGGAACTGCCAATGCTGCAACTGAAACAACTCGTCAAGAAGCAACCTTTGCAAGTGCTTCAAGTGGATCAGTCGCATCCGATGCTGCCGTCACTTGGACAAACATTGCGGGTTCTGAAGATGCTACTTTTTTCTCTGCTTGGGATAATGCTTCTGCTGGCAATTTCTTATTTAGTGGTTCTATCACTGGCAATGCTTATGTTGCAGGTGATACTTATACCATTCCAAGTGGCTCTCTAATTGCATCATTGACTTTGGCTTCCTAGTATGGCAGCCCAATTTCTTCTTGATGAAGGTGTCTTAGACACAGATTTACTTGGGCCAATCATCATTGTTTCGGCAAGTGCTGACCTTGGTGGAATATCATCAAGCGGAAGTTCATTAGTCACGCACCTCGTGACTATGCAAGCCGAACTTGGTGGCTTATCAGCAAATGCAAACACTCAGCCCGATACACCTGGCGGAGATGAAGGTGGAATAAGTCACGGCTTTGTTCAACCTTCTTTCCCACAAGTTATCCCACCGCAAGAAATAAAAATCTCAAAAATCTATGCAGGCGCAGTCGCAGGCTTAGGCGCAGTCAGTGCAAGTGCAATGTCTGAGATTTACTTCTCGATAATGGAAGATGATGCAGAAGTTCTGCTTCTGATTTAGGAATCAAATGCCATATCTAATATCCGACAAGCAAAGTGATTGCCAAGGTTGGGCAACTGTCAAAGAAGAATCAGATGGTTCTTACACGACTATCGGTTGCCACGACAACAAGCAAGATGCCATTGACCAAATGGTTGCTGTCAGCATTGAAGAAGGCATTGAGCCAGGTGGAGAAGTTAGCAAACGCGCTCTTCCTGATAATTACAGACCAGCACTCTCAGAAGATGTGCCAGAAGGTAGAGCCTGTGGCAACTGCTACTTCTACAACGAAGCCAAGCAGAATGATGCAGGCAATAAGGCTTGGTGCGAACTTTGGGAAGATTTTGTTGATGGCGCTTACTACTGCAACAAATGGAAAGCAGATTCAGAAAATCGTCAAGTAGATTTAACAGTTCCACAATTTATCCGCGACAATGCAGAACGCGGTTTGAAATATGTAAGAGAAGGTTTTGGGGGCGATGGTCTAACCGATACCGCCAAGCGCGAAGCACGCGAAATGGCAGCAGGTAGGATCAGCGAAAACAAAGTTCGCAAGATGGCACCTTGGTTTGCTCGTCATAAAGTTGACGGCCAAGCGCCAAAGAACAAAGACTCATCGCATCCTGAATATCCAGGCGCAGGTTTAGTTGCCTGGTTGATTTGGGGCGGAGATTCCAACTTCAGTGATAGAGCGCAAAATTGGGCGCAACGCAAGATTGATGCCCTAGATGCCGAAGCCGATTCAAGGAGCAAAATGGCAAAGAAAATTGAACGGCGCACATATAGCGTGCGCGATGTAGAAGCGAGAGCCGATGGCGATGGAATGCGCCTCGCTGGTTATGCGGCAGTCTTTAATGATGCGAGTGTTCCGCTACCTTTCAAAGAGAGCATCGCTCCTGGCGCTTTTAGAAAGACCTTGAGCGAAACACCTGATGTGAGAATGTTAATCAATCACGAAGGCCTGCCAGTAGCTCGCACCAAGAATGGAACATTGAAATTAGAAGAGGATGACCGAGGATTGCGCTTTGAAGCAGACCTTGCAGACACTCAAGAAGGTCGTGATATTTACGAACTCGTCAAGCGTGGCGATGTTGACCAAATGTCCTTCGCTTTCCGAGTCATCCGTCAAAAGTGGAACGATGATAGAAGTCGGCGAGTATTGACCGAAGTATCTTTGGCAGATGGTGATGTTTCTGTTGTCACTTATCCTGCTTATCCAACAACAACAGTTGAAGCCCGTGAACATATCAAGCAAGCAATGAAGGCGCTTAAAGAAGGCCGTCAGATTGACGATGCAACAATGATGGTCTTGCAGACAGTCTTTGATGATATGAGCGAAGGTCACGAATACATTATGAAGGCTCTTGGAGTCTTTGAAACTTTAATGAATGATCGCGTGTATGATGAAGATGAAGTTGATGAGGATGAGAATGAAGATAGTTCTCGCGCAGTTGATGTTGTCGGTGATTTTGTCGAATGGGATTCATCAGGCGGAACTGCTCGTGGAAGAATTGTTCGCGTAGCAAGAGAAGGAAGCATAAATGTTCCTGACTCAGATTTCACAATCACCGCAGAAGAAGGCGACCCTGCCGTATTGATTCGGGTTTATCGTGAACTGCGTGATGGCTATGTTGCAACTGAAACTCTAGTAGGTCACAAAGCCTCAGAACTTCGTGCAATCGACCCACTACCTGAACCAAGCGAAGAAGCAGGTCGCAAGATTTCTCTGCGCCTTGCTCAAGCAATAATCAACTCAACAAAATAAATTTCTGCTCAACAGAGCAGATTGAAGTCGGAGCCAACCTCGCACCCCGTTAAGCGCCGCGAGCATCTTGGCCACCACCTCGAAACCTAATCATAAGGAGCAAAACTCAATGTCATATCTTGACAAAGTAGTCGAGCGCCGTGATGCAGTGAAGGCAGAGATGGATGCAGTTCTTGAGGCAGTAGCTTCAGAGAACCGCACTGATCTCACCGCAGAGGAAACCGCTAAGGTTGATGCTCTAGTTGCTGAATCCCGTTCTCTCGATGAGAAAATTGAAAAGCTCACTGCACAAGCAGCAGCCGATGCAAAGGCCGCAGAAGCTCGTTCCGCAGTAGCAGAAATCGCAACCCCAAAGGTCGGCGGTTTCAAAGTTACAAAAGAATCACGCACTTATTCACCTGAGTCTGATTCATCCTTCTTCAAGGATGCTTACAACGCTCAGTTCAAGTCTGACTATTCAGCTCAGGAAAGACTTGCACGCCATCAGCGCGAAGAGGAAATCGAGCGCCGCGATGTCGGAACTGCACAGTTTGAGGGTCTAGTAATTCCTCAATATCTCACAGAGTTTGCAGCGCCACTTGCTCGCGCAGGTCGCCCGTTCGCAGACTTCTCCACATTCAAGCACACACTTCCACCTGCTGGAATGACCTTGAATATCTCAAGAATGACCACAGGATCAAGCACTGCTGTTCAGGTCACACAGAACGATGCAGTTAGCGAAACAGATGTCGATGACACACTATTGACAATCAATGTGCGCACAATTGCCGGCCAGCAAGACCTATCGCGCCAGGCGATTGAGCGCGGAACAGGAATTGACCAATTCGTTGCTCAAGACCTTATCCGTTCTTGGCACACCACACTAGATTCACAGATTCTAAATGGTGCAGGAACCGCAGGAACCATCGTTGGACTTCGCTCCGCCGGTGGAAACGCAGTCACCTTCACATCAACTGCTCCAACAGTTGCATTGCTATATCCAAAGCTCGCTGATGCGATCCAACAGATTCAGACCAATGCATTTGTGAATCCAACTCACTTCGTAATGCACCCTCGCCGCCTAGCATTCCTACTTGCTGCGGTTGACACAACAAACCGCCCACTTGTGGTTCCAGCCGCAAGCGGCCCAATGAATGCAGTTTCTTCAGGCTCAGGTTCAGTTGCTTATGGCAACTCTGGCTATCAGATGATGGGCCTACCTATCATCACAGATGCAAACATTGGAACAACTTATGGAACAACCACAAACCAAGATGAAATCTATGTTGTGACTGCTCCTGAGTGCCATCTGTGGGAACAATCAGGTTCACCATTCACCCTTCGCTACGATGCGACAGGTGCAGGAAACCTAACAATCAAGACTGTTGTCTATGGATATGCCGCGTTCACCGCAGGTCGTTATCCACTAGCGAACTCGATTATTTCGGGAACAGGCTTGGCAGCACCAACCTTCTAGTCACTAGAAGAAAACTAAATTGTGTAAGAGCGTTCAAGGCCCCCCGACTTGGGCGCTCTTACACTTCTAAACGATTCGGGGGAATCAATGAAAACAGGTCACAAAGTTTCAATCGGGTCTTGCGACCCTGGAATGGTCAATGGCGGATTCGCCTTCCATCTCATTCAATTAGCATCAGCACGCTCAAATAAACTTGGCCCCTTTGTTCGAATCAAAGGATCAGGCTTACTTTCTAAACAAAGAAATCGCGTTGTCAAGCATTTCTTAGACTCAACTGATTCAGATTGGCTTCTGATGATTGACTCAGATGAGCAGCTTGATGTCTTAACTTTTGACAAGTTGTGCGAAACTGCACACGATAAAGAACGACCTGTTGTTGCAGGTCTAGTTTTCGCAGGCTTCGGCGTGGTAGGCAAGCCTTATCCGAAACCAGTGCCAGCGATATTTCAAGATTCACCTGATGGATTTTTACCGCTTTACAAATACGACAAGAACGCAGTTTTTGAAATCGATGCCGCAGGCACAGGTTGCTTGATGGTTCACAGGAGCGTTCTTGAAGCAATGCGCGAAGCAGCAGACCCAAATCAAGGCAAGGATTGGTGTTGGTTTTGGGATGGCCCTGTTAAGGGCGAATGGATTGGCGAAGACTTGCTCTTCTGCCGCCGAATCAAATCGCTAGGTTTTCCAATCTATGTGAACACCGGAGCGATTTTGCCACACTCCAAGTCTTATTGGCTCAAGGAAGAACACCACGAATTATGGCGAGATTAAAGCGCAAAGAAACGGCACTAGCTCTGCCTAAGTTAGAACGAGCAATTCAAACAACACCAAAGAAGAGGAAATCTAGTGGCAATCACCAACGGCTACGCGACTCTCGCGGAACTAAAGTCATCGCTGACAATAACTGACACAAGCGATGATGCTTTGCTTGAACTTTCAATAACTGCCACAAGCAGAATGATTGATGACTTTACAGGTCGCTTCTTCTATGCAAATGGAACTGTCGGAACACCTGTTGTTAGATATTACACAGCCCTTGATCCTTGGAGCCTCGCAGTAGATGATTTCGTGTCAATATCCGAAATCGCAACCGATGACAACTTCAATCAAACTTGGTCAACTGTTTGGGCGACTTCTGACTTTATGGTTGAGCCTATCAATAACCCTCGGCGCGGTTGGCCTTACACAAGAATCTTGGCAACAGGTCGTTATGTTTGGCCTTACTATCTGCCTCAATCCTGTCGAGTGACAGGCGTTTGGGGTTGGTCTGCGGTTCCTTCAGAAGTTAATCAGGCTTGTTTAATTCAAAGCTCTCGGCTTTTCATTCGTAAGCAGTCGCCATTTGGAATCGCAGGAACTCCTGAACTTGGCACTGTAAGACTTTCATCCCGTCTTGACCCTGATGTCGAAGCTCTACTTCGACCAATTAAAAGAAACAATGGTTTGGCAGTATGAATCCAAGCCAAGTTCGTGATGGTCTTAAAACTAATCTTCAAACTATTTCAGGACTCAGAGTCTATGACTTAATCCCTGACACAGTGACACCGCCTGCCGCAGTTGTAGGCCAACTAGATTTCACATTCGACATCGACAACGCTCGTGGCTTAGACCAAGCGCAAGTCGATGTTCTTGTGATTGTGCAACGCTTTTCAGAACGCTCAGGACAAGACAAGTTGGATGCCTTCCTTGCAGGAAGTGGCACTGGCTCTATCAAGACCGCGCTAGAAAGTGATCGCACTTTGTCGGGAGCAGTGAACACTCTGCGTGTCACAGGAGCCGAAGCAGGCACCTATGACTCACAAGGAGTCACATTTCTCTCATACCGATACAGACTCACGATTTGGGGATAGGAGAACCTAATGGCTTACAAGGTCATCTCAGGCCGCGAGGTCTGTGGAAAAAAACAAGGTGAGATTCTTACCTTGAAAGAGCTAGAAAATGCAGGCGCAAACATTGATGCTCTCATTGCAAGCGGCCACATTCAAGCAAGTCAAGCAAGTCAAGCAAGTCAACCAACCATCAAACCAGCACTATCAGAAGGAGCCAAAAACTAATGGCACGCATCGTTCTTACAAATGCCCTAGTCACAGTCAACGCAGTTGATTTGTCTGATTATGTGGCATCAGTGACACTTAACTCATCCATCGATGTAGTTGAAACAACAGCATTTTCAAGCAATGCAGCTCGCACACGCATCGGCGGTCTTGCAGACAATTCAATCAGTCTTGAATTTCACCAAGACTATGCTTCAGGAGAAGTTGAAGCAACAATTTATCCACTACTCGGAACAGTGACCACTGTCACTGTCAAGCCTGTAAATACCACAACAAGCGCAAGCAATCCTCTCTATACAGCAAGCGCACTTGTTTCAGAGTGGACACCACTTAACGGAGCAGTTGGAGAACTTGCAACTGCATCTGTCACTTGGCCAGTTAGCGGCGCAATCGTAAAGACAACTGCATAATATGGCACGACTTGTTCTCACTAATGCCTATGTGACTTTCGCATCCACCGACTTGTCGGATCATATTGCGAGCGTGTCACTGAACACCACCTTTGACATCGTTGAAACAACGGCGTTTGGTGACACGGCAAAAAAGAGAGTGGCCGGACTTGCAGATAACTCTGTAAGTTTCGAGTTCCACCAGGACTACGCTTCAGGCTCGGTTGAATCAACGATTTATCCGTTGCTTGGAACCTCAGTCGCTTGTGAGGTCAGACCTGTCAACACAACAGTTAGCGCAACAAATCCAAAATACAACTTCTCAGTTCTAATCTCTGAATGGACACCTCTTAATGGTGCTGTGGGAGAATTAGCAACTGCGAGTGTGACTTGGCCTATTTCGGGCGCAATCACAAAATCAACATCTTAAATCAATTAGGGGGAAACAAATGGATGGCTTAAAAATCCGTGTTCGCACTACCGATGGAACCGATGCGACTTATTCGCTTCGACCAAGAGTGATTGTGGAGTTTGAGCAGAAGTATCAAAAGGGCTTAGCAAAACTTATTGCCGAAGAGCAGAAACTAGAGCATATCTACTTCCTGGCTTGGTCAGCGATGAAGCACAATGGTCGCGTTGTTAAACCTTTTGGCCCTGACTTCTTAGACACTCTTGAAGAAGTGACCTTGGTGACAGACCCTTCTTCCGAATCCACAGAGATAGCCTGACCTATCAAATAGCAGCTCTCTCTGTGGAGTCTGGAATTTCGCCGGTGGCATTACTTGATGCCCCTGACGGAGTGTTGGAAGCAATTTTCGTTTATGTGAAAGAACGAGCAAAGGCGCGCGACAGATAATGCAATCACCTAATTACAAAGTTACCATTCAAGGATTGAGCAAAAGCATCGCTACGCTTGAGCAATTCAATCCTGATTTGAAGCGCGCCTTAGATCGTAAAGTTAAAAGAGTTTTGTTAGTCATTGTCAGTCAAGCTCGGGACTATATTCCTTACGACATTCATCCTTCAGGATGGGCAAAAGCAAACAAGAATGCAGGTTTGATTGGCCCACTACAACAAGGCCAAGGGCGAGGAAGTTTTGTTCCTTATGATGCAGCTAAGGCAAAAATGGGAATAAAATCTACTTCGCCAACAAGCAAGAAAAACAGCACAGGCTTTCGCAATTCCTATGGCATCGTGCAAAGAGATGCCGCAGGTGCAATCTTTGAAACTGCTGGTCGCGGAAGCAAAGCAAGTCGCGCCCGCACCCGCGCTTCGCAATCAACAAATCCGACTGCATCTCAAGATTTTATCGAAACCTTAGAAAAGTATTATGGAGTCATTCCTCCATCTAAGGGCTTGGGTCAAGATAAAGGTCGCGCTCTTATCAAGGCAGTGGATAACAACAAGAAATCTGCGCAGCGTGCTATCTTTGAAGCGATTAAGGATGCTGAAGCAAAAGCACAGGAACGCCTGAATAGACCGCCTAAAAAGGAGAGCGACAAATGACATTGATTGAACGCATTGTCACTGTCTACAATGACAAAGGCTCCAAAAAGGCAGTTAAGGATTTAGCAAAACTAGAAACAACTTTCGTCAATGCTGGCAAGAAGATGGCAAAGGCGTTTGGTGTTGTCACCCTTGCAACAGGGGCGCTCGCAGTCAAACTAGGCAAGGATGCAGTCCAAGGCGCGATGGAAGACCAAAAGGCGCAAATTGCACTTGCGACCGCTTTGCGAAATACTGTTGGCGCAACCGATGCTCAAATTGCTTCGACTGTTACTTATCTTGATGCCTTAGAACTGCAAGTTGGTGTCAACAATAATGAGCTGATTCCAAGCCTTCAAAAGTTGACTCAAGCCACAGGCGACATTGAACAGGCTCAGGCTTTGCAAGCACTTGCCCTTGATGTTAGTGCAGGCACAGGCAAATCACTTATTGCGGTGACCAATGGCATTGTCCGTGCCATTGGCGGAAATATCGGAGCCTTAAGAAAATTAGACATTCCGCTTGACGAAGCCATTGTTAAGAACAAAGATTTGAATGCTGCTCTCTCAGTTCTTTCTACAACCTTCGGCGGGCAAGCTCTGAATCGAGCAGAAACTTTTGAATTTCAAATTCAGCGCCTTCGTTTACAGTTTGATCAAACCCTTGACACTTTGGGTTATGCTTTAATCCCTGTTTTACAAGAACTTGCTGAAGTTTTCCGCACAGATATCTTGCCTGTTTTTGAACAATTTATTGCCAACAATAAGGATCAGATTGCCAAAACCCTTGGAGATGTGATTGATTTTTCAATCAAAGCTGCAATTGCTTTGGGTAAAATGTTCAAGACTATTTCAGACAATCTCGGCGTAATTCAAGCCCTAGGTTCTCTGCTTTTTGGAATGTTTGTTGGCGTTAAAATCGTGACAGGTATTATGGCAATTCACACCGCCATTTCAGGCTTAATTCTACTATTCAAAAGACAGGCATTCTTTGCAAAGAAGGCAGGAGCTGCAACTGCTTTCGCCACTGGTGGTGCAACTGCTCTTGGCGCTATCGCTGCGCTAACAGCCTTCTATGCGTTTGAAAAACTGACTGACTCAATTGAAGACAACACCGAGGCAATTCAAAAGAACTCGCAAGTTGTGACAGGTCATCTAGCAGATTTGAACAGATTATCTCAGGCAACTGCCACCGCCAATATCAAAAACAAGGCTTTGACTGTCACAACTGCTGGTTTGAATAAAAAGACAAAAGAGCAACTTGCAACTGAAAGAGCGCTCGCAGCTTTGCGCAAGTTAGGTGTGAAGCCAACCGCCGAGAAAGACCCAATTCAACTTGAGGCTGCTCGACTCAACCTTCTAAAGCAAGCCAACTTAGAAGAAGCAGCAAGAGTCAATGCGCTGATTGCCAATATGGAAGCGCAGATGAAACTCAATGAGGCTGCGCAGCGTTATACCGATCTCTTGCAAGTTCTTTCTGATGCAGTAATTAGTGATGAAGAAGTTTCTGTTCTTGCTCAAAAGTGGAACATTACAAAGGGCGAAGTTCTTGAATACATCGCCCGAATCTATGCTGCCAACTCAACAGACCTAAATGACGGCCCAATTGTCAACCTGCTAATGAAGTGGGGTCTGACAAAAGAAGAAGCCGAGAAGTATGTAGATTTCACCCGCGCCCTAAAAGATGAAAAGATTGACGACTCAGAAATTGAGAAGTTGATGGGCAAATGGGGAATGACCCGCGCTGAAGTTCTTGCCTATGGAAAGACAGTTCAAGATGGAACTGCGCTACAAGCAGCTCTTTCTAAGAATTGGTCTTTGCCAGGAGATGAAGCTGCCGATGCTTGGAAGCGCGCTCTTGCAGCTCTAAACGCCTATCTCGCGGCTTTGAATACCGGCAAGCCACAAGGCATTCCATCAGGCACTCCAACAGGAACTCCAACGGGAACGCCAACAGGAACGCCATCGGCAGTGCCTAACGCAGTGATTCCAAATCCTTTCAACCCTTCTTCTGCTCCTGTTTCAACGGGCGCTGTTAAAGAACAAATTGACACTTTAACTGCCTTGCGCGAAAGCACTGAAAGTGGCACGGCAATTAGTTTCTTACTCAAAGAACAAATTGACACTCTTTCCGACTCAATTAGCACATTGGGGCTTGGCGCTCTTAGCGATGAGCGGGCAAGAATGCAAGCAATGGGAACTTTTGACTCTTCTACATCATCAGGTTTTGACCCTGCCTCTTTCCGTATGGCAGAAAATGCAGGAATGACTATCAATATGACAGTGCAAGGCAATGTGCAGACAGAACAAGATTTGGCAGATGCTATCCGTCAGCGCATCTTGCTTGAGCAGGCAAGCGGTAAGCCAATCCTCTTTGTTGGCGGTCTGTAATGCCAGGAACACCCGTTCTTGGAGTCAGCATTGACTTCGCAAATGGCCCTGCCTTTGGCAACCCGCTTCTACTTGACGATCCTTCAACCCCCCTTGGCGTGGGCATTTTGGCAGATGCACCGGCAGATGTCGTTGATGTAAGTGACATCGCCCTTCGCGTTTCCATCCGCCGAGGCCGAAATCGAGTTCTTAATAGCTTTGAAGCAGGCACCGCCAGTGTCGTCTTAGAAGACGAGAATGGTGACTATAACCCTCAGAATGTTTCGGGGCCTTACTATGGCAAACTCTTGCCCCTTCGCAAGATTCGCATTTGGGCAGATTATGATGATGGCTCAGGTGTTGACCGCTACTATCTCTATTCAGGCTACATCACAAGTTTTGACAATACATTTAGGCTTGGCAATGATGAAGTTTCAACTGTGACTTTTCAATGTGTCGATGCTTTTCGTCTTTTACAAAATGTCAACATCACGACTGTTGCGGGTTCATCCGCCGGTCAAACCACGGGGGCGCGCATTGAGAACTTGCTCGATATTGCAAGTTTCCCTGTAAGTCAAAGACTGATTGATGTAGGCGATACGCTAGTGCAAGCCGACCCTGGCACAAATCGCACCTTGCTTGGAGCCTGTCAGACAATAGAGCAAAGCGAACTTGGTGGCTTCTTTATTGATGACGAAGGCAACGCAGTATTTCTATCAAGAACCACAGTTTCAGAAAAGGCTGACGAAACGCCTTTATTGTTCAATGATGATGGCACAAATATCTCCTATCAAAGCATTGACTTTGCCTACGATGACACACAGATTTTCAACGATATAACTGTCACCCGCCTTGGCGGAGTTGCCCAAAATGTTCAATCAACTAGCTCGATAGAAACATTCTTCATTCACTCAGGATCGCGCTCTGACCTTCTAATGCAGACCGATGCCGAGGCCTTAGACCAAGCTTCAATG